TCGGGGCGACGTCGAGAAAGAGCCCGAGGTCCACGTAGTCCTCGAGCAGTTGTGCGCCGTCCTTCTGCCCGCGCCCTCTGGCCGCCGGGTCAATGCGTCCGGGAATCCATGCCCCCCGTGACCGCACGGCATCCGCATGAATCGAGGGCTCCGCTTCGCCGCGCTTGTGCAGGGCATAGAGGTAGCGCACACTCGTCTCGCGGTCCAGCGCCACCCACACCACCGCCGTGCAGTTCCAGCCCACGTCCATCCCGTAGCCTCGCGCATAATGCGCGGGAATCTCGAAGTCGTCCACGAGAATGTCGGTTTCAGGTACCGGGTAAATCGCCCCGGACCCCAACTGCGGCACCCCCTTCGTCCGCGCATCACGCTGGTGCGGGGGAATGGAGGCCAACAATTCGACCTTTTCCGCCTCTGAGAGGTGCGGCACGTCGTCCCAATCGGCCATCACGACGAATTTCGGCATTATCTCTGCTTCGACGCAATGAGGTTCTGAAGCGCCACGACCGCGTCAATCACCTTCCGCGTGGCCGATTCGACCTCATCATCGTCCAAAATGTCCCGGTCCATGCCCCGTTCGGCGACGCCGAGGATGCTTTTGACCATATAGACCGCCGCATCCTGCTTGTATTTGCCCTTCGTTGTAATAAACCGCTCCACCCACTGCACCGCTTCCACAATATACGGCAGCAGCTTCAGGCCAATCTGTAAAAATCCCATTGGGTCACCTCCTTGAATATCCTCGTCATCTCTGTGTTCTCCAGCAGTTGCGCCATGCTGACGTTCAAGCAATCTGTCCAGAACGTCGTGCCATTCCTCGGGTCCGTGGTGCCAGCCTTCCAGTACTTTCCCACCTGCTCAAGCCGACGCAGGGACAGGGCTCCCAAGATATGTGCCTCGGAGAATCTCTCAAGGTCCGTCGTGGACTGCCGTGAGTGTCGCATCAACGAGACAAAGTAATAGAAATCTGGACGCTGATGGGCATGGTTATAGAGTGGCACCGAGTTATCATAATGCGCTTGGGGACGCACTGTCCTCTCCTTGGTCTTGACGTCTACCGTGACGCCGTTCTGCATGGTGTAATCATGCGTGGTGCGAGTGCGCTCATCTTGATAATTGATGCCATGCTCATCAAAGAACTCCTCGATGATGACCTCGCCCAAGAGCCCCACCTCGTTCGCCTGTTGCCGTCGATGCGACCCTTCAAGAATAGGCATCATCTCCAGTCGTAAACGCACTCGCGCCAAATGACACGGCTGAACGACTTTGCGTCTATACCGTTGAGCCATCCGTCAGAGCATGTGCGGCCCACTTCACCATGACCAGTGAGCCCCATTACGACTTTCTTGGAAAGCCGGACCCAGAGGTCGGGGTCCGTGGTGAACGCACCGGAGACACGAACCTCCGCTGCACAACACTCACAATCGCAATGAGTGTCGAGACCGTGATGGTCAATTCTTCGACCGTCAGGTCCAGTCCGAACGCCGCCGCCACCGCGACCGCAATCGTCACCACGCCGCCAAACAGCACCGGCTCGGTCTGAATCGTATGTTTCCCTCGCATGATGTTTTTCACCGTCTGCGTAATGGTTCCCACCACCTCACGCTTGGCCTGCCGGTCCAGTTCGGTCGCCGCCAGCAGATTCTGCACCCCGCGCCCCACGAACCAGCCAACCACGCTCGCCTTCAGTCGTCCCACCATCTCTCGGCCCTCTCCACAAGGCACAGCACGAACAGTCGTCGGTGAGACAGCGTAAGACGCGACACCGGCCGGGAAGAAGAAAAGAAGAAGCAACCGGTGGCGCAGCGCACATCCGCTCGTGCTGTGTCTTCTGGTTAGGACATCCCCGCTCCCGGTCCGTGCCGGTCCCTCTCAGGGAGTTGCCCTCCCGGCAGAAATTGCAACACCAGCGGCGTCAAGCCTTGCAGCGGCGTAAACGTCAGCATCATCATGCCGCCCTCGAAATCCGAGGTCTGTGCCGTGCGCAGCAGACACTCCACGTAAATATCATCAGGCGGTTCCTCGTCCAGCCAGATGCCGTGCTTCTTCGTGCCCTGAAACGCCTCCCGACGCTGGTCGTAGCTCTTGAGCCCCAACTCCGAGAGCCCCGGGGCCCCGTGATACCGCTCCACATGCTTTACCCACACCGTCTCAATCGCGTCGGTCACACCCGGCTTCCGCGAAAAGTGTTCAATCTGATGCCGTGGAATAAACCCGGTGCCAATCGCATTCATCGGCCCCATCATCTCCAACTGCCCGATGTCGCGCACCGTCTTCGACGTATCCCCGACGGCCCAGAAGCTGACCGGTTCGGTGAACCGTCTCCCGGTCCACCAGTGCGGATAGAGTCCGGTCAGATGCGCCGTCGTCTCAAACGCCCCGGCCTGCGTCTTGCCAATCCGGTTCGCCGCAATCATCAACCGCTCACGCTCGTGCGACGCGAAAAAGCGGACATGCTTCTGATACAACACGCGGCACATCCCCACATGGTCCGACGTCTCCAGTGAGGTCGGGTCACACTGGTCGGTGCAATCCGGGAAGTAGCGAAGAAACTTGCCGGTCGCACGCTCGGCCCGCAACGCACGCGCCGCCTCCAGCACCTCGTTCGGGGTCGGACTCATGACTTGCGAAACTCCTGAATCAGCATCAGCACCGCGACCCCCACCAGCGTCCCGGCCTCCCCGTCCACCGCCACGTCATAGGTCGTCGCCGTCAGAAGCTGCATCGTCAGCAGCGCCACGCAGAGAACCAGCACCCGCAACAACTTCCAGACCGGATGCGACGGGTCGCTCCAGACCATGCTCACGACACCAGCGGAGGCGTCGCCTCGACGCTCTCCTGTTCCCGTGTAATCTCGATGCACGTCTCGAGGTCCATCGCCTCCATCCAAATGGGGGTCTCCTCCCCCACCCACGCGCCAATGGAATTAAATTCGAGATACTCGTCCGCTTCCTCCACGCTCATGCCGTCCCGTGTGACCAGCACGTTGATGGCTCTCGGAATCGAGTAGACGGCCACGTCCTTCTGTCCGCACCGACGTCCCACGCCGATAAAGGCGTCTTCCAGTCCATCTGCTAAGAGCATCACTCCCCCTCCGACTCGACTACCCGGTCACTCGACGGCTCCTCATACACATGCCCACACTTCGGACAAATTTGCGTGTGCGCTAATACTTCCACCAAAGGCTTCCCCTCTGGCACTTTATCAATCGACTTCCCGTCCTTCGTGAGAAAGCCCCCCACGTAGCCACACACCGCACACTTCACCCAGCCGTGCTTTGTGTGGTCGTGGTGCGTCGTCTTCCTGCATTCCTGACACCAGCGGACTGTCATCTCGCCGTATCCTTGGCTAACAGGTTCCGCGCCACACGAGTGACCGTGTCCCGGTCCACGTCTCCCCACTCACACTTATGCATGGCCGCCTCCAGATAGCGCGCCAGTAACTGCTTCCGTGTCAGGGACTCCCCCCGGTAGTCCAGCGGAAGATGGGTCCCCAAGCCATGCAGAAACCCCACCTCGTCCCGCGTTTCCCAGCCGCGTGTCCCGGAAAGGTCCAGCCTCTCCAAGCCTTTGGGTGACGGAAAGAACCCCATCAGTGGCCGAAAAAAATGCTGACGAGTGGGAGCTTCGGTTTCCCGGTCGACGCCCGCACCACCGGTTCCATCTCGGGACCGGCTTTCCGTGGACTCGACGAGGCTGGAGGCTCCGGGAGATTCACATCCCCGAGACTCGGCTCAAACGTCGGCAGGTCCATCGTCGGCGCAGGCTCCGCCGTGCGTCCGCGCCACCCAGAATCCGACGCCCCGTCCTTGCTGCCCGCCTTCGCAATCGTGGACCCGCTCGGGTCTGCCAGTTTCATCTTCATCGCTACGCCCTCCGTGACTTGTTCATCTTGCCCAAGGTCTGGGCCAATCTCGCACGCTGCCCGAGCTTGCCCTTCGACTTCGCCGCTCTCGCCAGCGTCTTCTTCGGAATCGTCGCGCCCTTCTTGACGCCTAAACTTTTCCTCAGTGCGCCGGGTTTCTTAATCGCGCCCTTAATCCAGTTCGCCATCGTCAGGTCCTCTTAGCGACCACGCGAGACATCCACGGCCTTCTTCAGCTTCTTCGAGGTCGCTCGATTGCTCGTCCATCCGCGCACGAGCGTATCCTTCAGGGTTTTCCCTGCCACGGCTGCCCGTGTTGGAATCGTCAACGGTGCCGTCACTATTTTTGCCGCGACCGGCAGCTTCCCCCATCTGTCCAGAGCCC